AGGAAATCCTCCTAGATTAGTACGTATGTATTACTGTATCAGATTGTTACAGAAGTTGTCAACCGAAAAGATTGAGGAGGTCCTTACATTCTTTTGCCCTCCCTCGAATGGTTGCATCCTCATTGTGCTCCAGCTTGTCCCGGTGCTTTTCTCTCCGGAGGGCGAAAAGTTCCAAGAGCAATTTCACTCCACGCTCATGGGCGACGGAGGGCAGCGCCTCTAGGATTTCGGTTTCTCGATCAGGCTGCATTCGTGCCTCCTTTGCGCTTCGCTATTACGTCGTCCGCAATCTTGCGAACCTCCTCCGCACTCAGACCTTTGCCGGGGTTAAGCACTTCGGACAACCAAGACATCAGGTTTATCCCGTTGAACGTGCCGTTCCCGTTGTCACAAGCTTCTCCGAGAGTTTTTGCTTTTCTTGGGTCGTCAGGCATCGGCTTTCTCCTTCTTCTCAGTTGCCGTCGACAGCAGCATCTTCAGGTTCTCCAACTGGTTCTTGTCCTCGGCGCTCTTGGCATTGGCGAGGTTGCTCTCAACTCGTGACAAAATTTCCTGGATCGTTGCCTCGGTCGTTGCCGACATGGCCTGGGCCTCAAGCTGTTTCTTCTGGGCCGCTGCCGCGGTGTCCTCGGTCTTGGCCTGAGTCAGCCCTTGCTCGATCTGGGAGGCCTGTGAGGCCGCTTCGCGCATCGACTTCAGGGCGGCTTCCGCCTCCTCTTTCGGCAGGACCCGGTCAACCGGCAGGTCGCGGGATTTGAGGCGGTCAATAAGCAGCCCATAGGTGTCGAGGATCGCCCGCTCCTCTGGCGAGAGGGTCATGACGAACTGGTCGAGGGCCGCGCCGCGGACTTCCTTAGCCACCAAGGACAGGTTGCCCTTGGCAACGACCTGATAGTCGCCTTTCAGGGCCTCATTCGGGTTAAACTCCATGTTCCAGCGCAACAGGCTGTTTAGGATGGAAGTCGTAAACCTGTCAAAGGCGCGGACGGTATCTTTCGTCAGCATGTTACCGCCTCCCTGCATCATGGACATGTTGCTGGTGGTCCTGAACGCCTCGCCGAGCGGCTGTTGCGTCCCACCCATGGTGAACGCCGGCAGGTTGCTCTCGATGTCGAGCTGCTGCCGCTGCATGGAGATGATCTCGAGGATCTCTCCGACGTGAGAGTCGGTCTTGATGTCCCTGACTGCCGGGTACTGGGCTTCCGGCCCGTCGCCCTCCCGCTCAATCACCTGGAAGGCGTGGACGGCACCAATGGTCTTTCGCCCTCTTGGCAGGAGTGAGGTGTTGACCTCGAGGATCGGGCCGGCGGTCGCCGCCATATTGTCCATGAGTGCTCGGGTAGAGGCACAGAGAGACATCTGCGAGTCCCTGATCTCCTCGGGCAGGCCGACGCCGGTAAGTCCCGAGTCCTCATCCTCGGTGTAAATGAAGGCGTGATACTGGTCGGAGTGCTTATCGCCAAAGCTGGCGACTTGGGCCTTGATAATTACGTCGTCGATGAACCACACGTCGGCCAGGATGTCCTGATCAAGTTCACTCTCCTTCACCGGCACGCCGCAGGCTTGCAGGGTGTGGGCGGAGACAAAGCCAAGAGCGCGGTAAACCTCGTACCGGCGGGCCGTCCGGTCGGCCAGATTGGAGGTCTTGTCGAGTTGCCTGAGTTCGGCCTCATAGGCCTTCTCCTTGTAGTTGCCGGACTGGTTATTCTTCAGATACTCAGTGATGTTCTCCTTGATGAAGTCGTCACGGTTGGCGAGTTGCCGGAAGTCGTGGCGGGAGAGGACGTACCGTTCAAAGCCCATGTCTTGGTCCTCCCAGTACTTGGCCGAGAGGTCCGGGTAGTAGTCCCAGATGCGCACATACTCAAGGTAGGGCCGACGCAGGGCCTTCTCCTTGGCAACGTAGGTGCCGAGAAACTCGTCCATCTCCCACACTCGCTCGGTCTGAGTCCTGACCATCGGACACCGTGCGACGCCGAAGCCGTAGATGTAGCCACTCCGCACGGCCTTTTTGCACAACTGCGGGTAGTCGATGCCGGGGTCGGCAAGCTGGTCGGCGATCTCCGCCTCCATCTTATCCTTGCGCTTATTGGCAAAGGCCCGGACTTCGCGCTCGATCTCGTCGCTCGTAATAGGCCGAGGCGCCCGCTGCTCCTGGTCAGCGAGCATAACCTCGTTCTGTTGCAAAACGTTCAGGATCTCTTGTAGCGCCTCTTTGGGGATCGACGGGTTAGGCGAGACTGACAATTCCCAGTTCTTCTCCTGGCTCGGGAACATCATTTCCATCATCTTGGCGACGCCTCCCTTAACCTTGACCCGGGTGTCCCGCGGGTAGACCTTGGAGCGTTCGGCCGGGATAGCCCGCTCGATCTCCGGGTCGTACTTGCCCATGTACTGGCGCAGATTCTTCAGCCACTGCTGCTCGCAGAAGTTACGATCGCGGATAAACTGATCGAGTTGCCCTTTCAAGGTGGCGCCGAGTTTGACGAGCTCCTGGGTGCTGGTGTTCATGTTTGCTCCGTTAATAGCCTTCGCGCTGCGCGGGGCGGTAGTAAGATGGTTGGTTTAGTGGGCCGTAGGTATTGACTCGGACGTGGTCGGATGGGTCGTATTTGCCTGACAGGAGATAGAGCGCTCCGTACTGCGTGCCCTCCACCAGATGGCCGAAATCGTTCTTCTCCGGGCGATCCGCGTAGGTCCCTGTCTGCTTCATTTTTGGGTATCGGTACTTGCTGCGCACGCCGTCGATGAACCGCTTGCAGGAGGGGTCGATGAGAACCATAGGCTCTCCGTCCGGATACTGGCAGAATAGCTTCTCGAGGGCCTGAATGCGGACATCTGGGTCATTGGTAGCTGCGGCCTTCACCACTACGTCATCGGCCTCAAACACTTCTTTCAAGGTCTTGAATGCTGTTGACTCGTCGGAGTCCGCTCGCCGTTTACCTGCAGGATCGCCGATGAAAATCAGCGGGTTGTTTGGGAAGAAGTTTTTGATCAGCGGCCTGAGATGGAACTTAGCGAATCGCTCCATGCCCATGTCAAATACTGCAGCTTCGCGGAGGATGCGGACCCGACCGTCAAGGCCCATCTGCAGAAAGCCGGCTGCCGGGGTGAGGCCGGTGTCGAAGCCGATTACGACCGGAAGGATAGGATCAATTTTCAGCGGAACTGGGGAGATGTGCCGCTCAGGTTTAAACGATGAAGAGTACACAGGCTTTCCAGAAAGTGATGGGGAGTAGAGTCCGTGGACGTAAGTGTCGACCCACGCTTTGGTCTTGCCGCGGGCGAGGTCTTGGTAATAATTTTTTCGAAGATTCTCTACATTCTCTGCTTCCGGAGAAGTGCCTGATGGCTGCTTGAAAGTATCGACCTCAACGACCGAGTCAGGGTTGTCCTCCTCCAGCGGGAGACGTTCGAAAATTTTGTACCACAGGCTGTCGACCTCGGGAGGGTTGGTATCCGCCAGAACGAAACTCCGATACTCTGGAACATCTTCGCGCTTCGGGTAGCGACCAACGCGGCTCATTGCGGCTTGAAGGATTTCTATAGGGATTTCACGTGCTTCGTTGAGCCAAAAAGATGTGGCCTCAAGGGAAAGAACCCGCTGAACGTCCTCAGCGGAGTCAAGCGGCCGGAAGAGGAAGTCGGCCTCGACATCCTTAAACCTCATCTCAAAGATCATCTCTGATTCTTTCCAGCGCCCGAACACCCCTGGCTTCCACCAGTCCAAAAAAGTACGTAAAGTCGTGTCTTTAAGCTGCTGGCGGGTCTGGCCGCACCACACTGCTTTGCCGTTTCTCCGCACCAAAACGACATGGCTGGAGACGGTGACACAATAGACCATGCCGGTGTACTGTTTCTCCCCCCAGAAGTGCTTGCGGATTATTGGGTCTTCTCGTAGGTCTTGCCGAAGAGTAAGTGTGTACCCGCCTGAGGTATTGTATATTGGAGAATCTTTGGAAATCTGCATGATCCCAGGCTGAGTATGTTGCGCCAAATACGCAGATCGTCCAGACTTTATAATCAGTTCGTGAAGGTCATTTATCAGCCTCGGCGATGAAGAATAAAGCCGATCGACGTTATGCTTATCGGTCTTGAATACTCCATCTCCTCGCTGGAACCCGTATAGAAACGCACGAATATGCCCTTTAGGAGCGTCTTTAATGTATTGCGGAATCCACTTAGTGATCGCCTTGCCGTACTGAGCCAACTCCGCGATAACGTCCTTCACCTCTTGGTCAGTGGTGGCTATCCGAAAATCGTAGCATCCTGGTTTCTTCGACACTCCGTACTTCAGCCCTACCCTTTCGAGCAGGTCTTCAACATAGGCTCTATCATTCTCCCGATGCGTGAGTATCAGCCGGTAGTGGTATCCTATCGTGTCCGTGCGAGGATAAACTCCGGCGTATCCTTGGGCGAACCAGAATCCCAGGAACTCATACCAGTCCTCAGAATCGTCAGTCGGCGTGCCCTCCCAGTCACAGGTAGACGCCATACGATAAAGCTCACCGATGCCCTCAATGTCCTGAGCCTTTATGTGCTCATACGGGTGCCATATTTTTTTGCGGGTCCGTCGCGGCGACACCCACAGTTCGTGGTCAGGAGTGACACAGAGGTCAATGCTCTCGCCTACGATGGTGATCATTCGGCCTTCATACGGTGCAGCGTAGTGGTACGAAGGCTTCTCAAAAGTCAGCTTGCCATTGACGCGGGTGGCGACTTTGTCTTCCGGATCAAGGTCCTTAAACAGCACCCACCCCTCGCCTTCAACGAGGATCTCTGTCTCGTCATCATAGCAGTTTCGCACTATGACGT